ACGGTCGTTGCCATCATCATCGTCGGCAAGTCGCTTGCCGCCGCTGCATTGGCGTCAGCAATAACAGCCGATTCAGAAACCGCTACCCCAAACTCTGGAGTCGAACTTATCTGATCTGCGCCTGTTGCAACCTCGGAAACCGCCCCCTCATAAACAAGGATGGCTGCGGTGGTATCTGCGCCAGTAGCCGATTCGGCTACATCAGAATAAAAAGCAAACGCAGCAGCCGTCTCGTCCGCACCTGTAGCTGTTTCAGATACGGCACCATAAAGTTCAGCAAGTGCAGATACCGTATCCACACCAGACGCCGCTTCGGAAACCGCCACACCAAACGCAGCCGATGCTTGAATTAAATCCGCGCCAGAAGCCGTATCGGAAACTGCTCCAAAAAACTCAGCAAGCGCCGAAACCGCGTCTGCACCAGAGGCAGTTTCAACTACAACTCCGCTAACCGAAGCTAACGAAGATACTGCATCAGACCCCGTAGCCGTTTCAGCAACCGCAGAACCAAATGTGGCTTGCGCAGAAGTTACATCCGAACCAGACCCGGTTTCAGAAACAGCAACATTAAAGTCGGCCGAAGCTTGAACAGAGTCAGAGCCGGAAGAAGTTTCCGATACAGCACCGTAAAAGGCGTTTGCAGAACTTACAACATCTGCGGCCGTGGCTGTTTCAGAAACGGCGCTATAAAACTCTGCAAGCGCCGAAATGGTATCGGAGCCAGTGCTTGACTCGGATACAGATACAGCAAACGAAACCGAAGAAGCAATAACATCGGCACCAGTTGCATTTTCTGCAACTGAAGCATAAAACGCTGCAAGTGCCGCTACATTATCACTGGCGGTGGCAGTTTCAGAAACTGAAGCCTGATATACCTGCCCTAGTAGTGATGAGAACGGGGTTGCAGAAAATGCACTGGTGCCGAACACCCTTACGCAGACAAGCTGAAGGTGTAAGTTACGTTAAGAATATCGCCACTTACCACCGAGCGATCACCGGGCGACTGAAAATCAGCAGCCGAGAACAACGTACCTGTCGTGCCACCCTTGGTGTTGTTACTGGTCAAAAATGCCCCACCCACCGTCGTAGTGGCGTTAATAGTGAACACAGCCTTGCTCGCCGTGTTAGTCACGACAGAAGGGTTGGCGTTGGTAGCCGCAGCAAACGTAGCAGCAGGACGAGTGGCTTCCGTGTAGTCAGTAACTTCAGTCCAACCACCGTGAGAACCCATCGTGTCACCAGCAGCCGGGTTATTGGAAGCAGCAGCACCATACAGGCCGACATACCAAGAAGTGATCTGTGCGGTCGAAGTCAGCGCGGTGCCAGCCATGTACTGAAGGCCGACGTTCACCACGAGGTTGGGCGTCTCAGCAACCCACTTCAGATTGCCTTCCTTGTCAAAGCACTCAACGGTGTACTTACCCGTAGCCAGCGCCCCGTCCTTAGACCCAGTGTTGGCAATCAAACCACCCACTGCCGCGTCAACGGCTTTTGCTTTTTCGATAGACATATTGGCTCCTTATGAAATACGAACTATTGCATCATCAGCAGTTGCGGCGGGGAACGTAACCGTAAAAGTTTGACTTGTTACGGTTTTATCAGAGCCAAAATCAAGCACAGCAACAGATTTATTGCTTTGAGTTTGGTTGTAAATCAACGCACCACGAGCAATGAACGTCGCCCCAGCCCAAACGGCTGGTGAAAAAGAAACATATGCAGTTGGCACTTTTTGCAGATTAACGCCAGAGGTAGGGCTTTGAGAAATTGTCAACGCAATTCCCCCAGCCGAGTACCCAGTACCAGTAACTTCATTATCTGTTGTGTATTCGGTCGTGTCTGCCCCAAGTGAAGCATTACCCGTGTACAAGGCAATATAGAACGTATCCGGGCTGGTCGGACCAAAATTATGGACACCTTGAAGAAGCTCTACCTTGAAACTTGTGGTAGCTGTCTGAAAGAGCGCCATATCAGGTCACCGGAAGTTTTACTTGCCCGTCACGGTACGCATCACCACGCTCCATACCATCTCCAAGACGTTTGGCAAGAGCAAGGGCTTCTTTATACTTGCCCTCATAAAACGCCATTACGTCTTGTTCGCCCTTCATGTATGTGTATGCCTCAACCAAAGACCCGTAAAGCAAGACCGTATCAAAGTTGTCACCAAGCCAAGACGTGTTGGCGGTCACAATGGATTCAGGGTAGTAGAAGTAGTGAAGCTCAATGTCGTAGTCAGCGTCAGGGGTTGGCCCAAGAATAAAAGACAATTCCGCTTCGTTATCCGAACGGGGACCAAACAAGGCGTAGTAACGCGGCACCCCTGTATCGTTTGGGGTAGGGTAAGCCTGACGAATATAGTTCACATCTTTGTTGAGCATGTATTCGTACGTGCCGGTATTCAAGTTACCGCCAGTAACGTCAGTTATTACCGCCATGGAATACACAGCAAGAAAATCAGCAGGGCAAGCCAAATACTTGTTGGTAGCCGTGGCTTGCCCCGTCACGTTTTTACGCAACGACGGGAACTGAACGGTGTTGTAAATCCGCTGTTCCGCTTGCTGAATGAACCGATTGATCTGTTCAGTCGTAGTGTCCTGCGACCCATCAGCAAGGTCGAAAGCCGGAAAGTTGTTTTCCGTGTACGATTGAATCGAATCAAACAGTTGTGTGTAATTCATGTTTACGCCATCGGACCACGGGCCATCGTACCTTTGGTAGCAGCACCAGTACCACGAATCTTGATGCCAGAAGTCTTAACTTCGGTGCTGTATCCACCACGTACGATATTGCCAACCGACATGTTCACGGAGTCGGCGCAGCACGGCTCTGAATCGTATCCATTACCGAGCTTGACCTTGCCGCCTTCCATCGTGTGGGGCGGTGCATAAACGTCAGCCGAGCCAACTTCTTTACCCATGACTTTTTTGCTGAATTTAGCCATAGTTACTTCCCCTTTTTGTACGTGAAGGACGAGACTTTTTGATTGGCAACCTTCGCCAGACCACGGCCCATCTTCTTCATGTCAGCATTGGTCTTGCCACCCCTGCGCAGCTTGGTCATCGGCTTGCCGGGATGCATTGCTTTTTCATGCTTATGTACAGCTTTTTTGGCGTCCATGTATTACTCCTTCAAGTTATGCTTACCGTTACAGTACCAACTTGAGCATCAAGAATCAGGTTGTTTGGGGTAAGAATAGAATCAAAACCCCTTGAACCACCCACCGGATTCCAACCCCATTGAAACACCCGGCTACCGCCTTCCGGCGTGCCAGTCTGGTCTTCATCAATACCAACTGTGTCCAGCACCTGCAACCCATTAAGCCCAGACTGATAATAACTCACATCAGGACGCGGTTCCCGCAGGGCTTGCGGGTCATACACCGGGTACATCCCAAGCTGCAACTGCGGCTGGTCAGGCTCCCAACACTCCGGACAAACCTTGATGCTGACCAGCTTGGTCTTGATCGTCAGCTTTTTTAGTTGCTTCAGCTTATAGCGTTGCCCGCAGCGGTCACATTCCGCAATTGCGTGCTTACCAGAAGCGTATTTAGGCCCAGCCATAGTTAAGAATAGAACAACACCCGAGGCACGTACCGGTTAGCAGCCTTCTCGCGGTCCTCTTCGGACGCCAACACCCACTGCTGCTCATACTCAGCCTTCAACATCGGGATACGTCCGGGGTCCACATCAGGCAGTTTTGTAGCCAGCCGGTAAGCCAAGCCGGAGATCAGACACTCCAAGAAACGGAATGGGATGTCCTCATGCCCAGTACCCGTGCCCGTATCCTGCATCCGCCGCATCCGCCAATACACAAACGTGTAGTACGGATTACCCACTGAACCCTGATCCGGCATGGGCCAGATGTTGATGCTCGGCAGGTTTTGAACCGTTACCGCCGCCCCAGCCGTGTGGGAAGCAGCCGTCGTACCATGCGCACCACGCCCGCAATACACCAGATCGGTACCATCAATAGCCGAGTAAGCAATCGTCTCATTGCCCAACTTGATAAACCCTGCGGACGGAAGCTGGGTAATGCCTGTAATTGGGATCGTGGTAATGGATGAATTAATCGTGCTGGTTAGCGTTGCAGTCGTGGGGTTGCTCTGCCCCGTCTGCCGGTTGATCCAGACCTGAATCGGACGCCCCGAAGCATTCTTGTTGGGAATCGTGGAGTACGTAGACTCGCTGATTCGGTTGATGTTGATGTCGGTCTGATTCTGCCCATCACCCGTACGCGTAACCTGATCAAGCAGGTCGATAGTGTCGGTAGGGAGCGCATAAATGCACTGATTGGGATAAAGCGGAATCTGCCCCTGTTCAATTGTCCACAGGTTGATACCCCGGTTCGCCCACTCAATTGCGAGCAGGTTGAGACTGCGCCGAGCAGTACGAAAGTCATACCCCGTGCGAAGTTCTTTGCCGCAACGCTCAAAAGCCTCTTCAACAATATCGTTGATGTCGAGGTTAAAAGCCGAGGTGCCGGTGGTAGTCATTACACGAACCTACCTTTGGTTTTACCTTTTTTAGCAATACCATCAGCACGCTTGGAAGCAGACCCAACTTTACCGCCTTTTTTGTACGTGCCTTCCTGAGCAGTGCCACGAGACACACGCTTCAATTCAGCTTCATACTCGCGCTGGGCCTTTTGGGCTTTTTTTGCAGCGGAAGGACTATACGAAGGCGCACCCTTACGCCTTACAAAATCTTTGGTGTCTTCGGCTTCTTTATTGTACGTCCTAAGCGCCACGCGCCCAGACGGGGTGTAATCCTCGTAGCCAAAATAGTCCGGTTTTTTACGGTACTCCAGCCGCTCTGCAATGTCATCTGCAACGGCCCCGCCGTCAGCAAATTTTTTTGCTTTTTTGTTCATCACCGATACCTCGCAGTTTTCGCAGCAACTTTGGGCGGCTGCTTTACGAATTGCTTTCCGGCTTTTTTCCCAGCGCGTTTTGCACGCGTTGTCGCAGCGTATTCAGAAGGACTGAGACTTTTGATCGCAGCTTCCGGAAGATATCTTTCACCCGTGTCAGAAGAGCGTTTACCACTTTTAGTCCTCCATTTCTGGGCAGTCCAGTCCTTGAGAGACTGTTGCGGCTTTTTCACTTGTATCCACCACCGCGAGCCTTGTACTGCTTCGCCAGCAACTGGGCCTTCCTCGCGCTCCACTGCCCCGCCGCCGTACCTTGCACCGCCCGAGACTTGATCGACTCAAACAGAGATTTACGCATGCCCGGCTTGGTGTAGACACCAGCTTCGTTCACCTTCGACACCTTGCCACCCTTGGCGTATTCGGTGAAATCAGTGGAATCCCGGCGCTTCTTGCGTTTAGCACCGGGCATTTTGGATGGGCTGATATCACCCATCCCGCGAGAAGCCATCATACAAACCGACCCTTGGTTTTACCGCGTTGAGCGCAGCCATCAGCACGCTTAGAGGCAGAAGAGGAAGACTTGGCTTTAACCTTGCCGCCCTTCTTCATACCCATGACGGGCTTACCAGCCGCTTCCAATTCCCTACGCCGCTTTTCTTCTTCAGATTCAGCAGCTTTATCGTCCTTATATGCTTCGTAAAGATTCTTGATAACAGGAATAGCACCACCAAGCAACATACTAGGATCAATTTTCATACCAACCTCCCACGGGTTTTGCCGCGCATGGCGCAGCCATCAGCACGCTTTGAAGCGGAACCGACCTTACCGCCCACCTTAAACATTTTGCCCATTTCCGTCTTCGTCGTTGGAGCTTTTTCTTCCTTACGGCGAATAACTTCATCCAACGCATCCTGAAGATTTCGTGGTGGGATATCGTCGGGGTTTTTCGGTGCCGCTTTTGGCGACTCCTTCTTGGGCGGTGCTTTCTTGGGCGGTTCGATATTCATCTCAGCAAGCCTTGCCGCCCTTGCGCATCGTGATCATCTTGCCCTTGGTCTTGCCCTTGGCGGCAACACCGTCGCGGCTCGGGGCAGCGGTCTTGACCTTACCCATCTTGGAAGCGACAAACCCACCCTTTTTCATGCCTTTCATTTCAGACTCCTCGTGTTTGATCATGGACTTGGGAGCGCCCTTCTTCTTCATAAAGGACACTTCTTTCTTCATCATTGCTTTGGATTCTTTCACTTCACCACCCTCCTTAAAAAGTTCCATCTTGCCGTGTTTTGTGTTCGGCCTATTAACCTTTTGCAAGTCCGGACGAGTCCGAGGACCGCCCGAACCAAACTTCTTGCCCTTGTCAGCCTTCATGAACTCCTGACCAACATCCTGCGGGATACCAACTCGCTTGGCTGCCTTGGGGTCATTGGCAACCATTGCCATCAGGTTATGCTGCTTTTGGCTTTTACTTGGCATCTTTGTGCTCCATGAGCCGGTCAATCTTTTGCTCCAACCGGTCAAGCCTGTCCAACAAGACTTGAGCATCTGCACGAACTTCTGCACGAGTGACGTGATCACGAGCTACCTCCTCACGAGTTCTATTGAGCAGGATGCCGAGACGATTCAACTCTGCAAACTTCTCTTTCACTACAAACCCCAAAAGAGCAACGATGCCCGTGAGGGCCATGTTCCACAGGACCATTTCCATATCAGCAGTTCCACGCGCGTAGCGATTTATTGATCCGGCTGTTTGGATCGTTCGCTGTTTTTTTGCTGGTAAGTTTTCGCTTCATCCCTTTCATTCGGGCACAAAATGAATCCCGTCGAGGGCCGCCTTCCGGCTGCGGGGCCTTAAGCCCCGGTTTCCCCGGATTGGCTTTGTTATAGGAAGCACGTCCTTTGGCATTCAAACCGCCAGATTTAGATTTACCCGCTGCCCGCTGCCAAGCTGGAGTTTTAAATGTCATTAGCTTTCTCCACAACAGCACGACAAAGTTTAACAAACTCTTCTACAGGTAAATCGTGTTTAGCAACATTTGCGGCTCTGCAAACAAGCTGTACGTTTCCTACAATATACCCTTTAGAAGAATCAATGCGATCGATACTGCAATTGGTTGGCACAACTCCATTAGCCAACTCCATAGTCATGGGCCAACCAGTTAACGCACACAATCCACGCTGAGTATTCCAAAGAAGTTCTAATGCATCTAAAGAAACTACTTCCTTGTTTTTAGCTCGTTGTGCGGCTTTTGCTCTCAAATATTGCAAATAACTACGCACAGATTTAGTACGCTTAAATGCAGTGTATTTAAGTTTATCTTCACCCCAAGTGCGTTTGTGGTAAGAGGCTTGTTTTTTAGATATACATGCCTTACACCAAGAATTGTATTTGGGGCTACCATCCACGCGTTTCCCGGTCGTGTAGAACAAAGTAAGCGGTTTCAAAACACCACAATCCGTGCAGTGTTTTTCGTGGATGGTATTTAGTTCACCCATAGAACACCGTTGCAGTAGTGTTCGCACCAGTTACGGTAACGTGCAAATTGGTTGCGCAAACAACCCCCTCCCCCGGAATAGGAACGGAGAAGGGAGTGCCTTTTTCGTAGGTGGCAGTGGAGAAAAGAGTTACCCCAGTGGCCCCACCATCTCGCACAACCACCGTACCGTCAGCCGTACCGGGGGTTACTACAAGCCCCTTAAATCGCGTCCGGTCATTAAAAACGGTACGGGTAGTCGACACATAACCCGCCTTAACGTCGGTTTGCATCATGGCGATGCGCTCCTATTAGCTCAGTGCCGCGCCAACCGCAGTAACCCAAGCAGCCCCAGTGCTGATAACAAGGCAGTATTCGTTGTCGCCAGCACCGTTGTCATTGATCAGGCGAACCTGACCCGCATTACCGGCGGCAGCGGCGGGCAGAGCAGAGGGAGGAA